ACTTGGAGAAGAAGAACGTAAACCCGGCATACTCTGCACGGTAGCCAGAGCGCAGGCGGCGGAAGTTTCCGCTTCCGTTGCGCATGAGGGTTTCAAAAAGTTCCGGCTTGTTGCTGACCTTGACCGGGCTTTTTTCTTCTTTGATTTCGCCCAGGGCTACAAGGTTCCGGCGGGCGGCGGTCTGATCCGGGCCGCAGGTGTTCGCCTTGCGCTTCAAAATGTCGATGATCGCGGCGGTGAGTTCGTCGGCGTGGGCGGTGTCCTCTCGAACCAGTTTCATAATCTGCTTAAACTGGCCCACACCACAGGGGAAAAAGCCGGGGTTTAGTTCTATGTAGTTTTGGGGGTTGTTGTGCAGGGTGATCTTGATGGTGTCCGGGGTGCTTGCCTTGCTGGCCTTTTTCGTGGCGGGCTTGGGAACTTCTACGAGTTCGGGCAGCTCGTGGTGCTCTTCCACGGCCACGACGACGCGGGCGGCTGCCTGCTGGGCTGCCTGCCGTGCCTCTGTTGTAACGTCCTGGGCGATTGCTTCCGCGGCGGTCTTGATGGCGGCGGACACTCTCGCGGCGCGCCGCTGCTCTGCCAGCATCTTGTTGTATCATCAGCAGGCGGCGTTCCAGATCAGCGCGGGCAAAGCGGTTGTTCTCGACTTTCTGGACGCTGCCGTTGCTGGCGGCATCCCCCATGAGCCGTTTCAGCACCAGCCCGATGCGGGACTTGCCCTCGCCGCCCTTGCCGACAATGAGCATCATCTTCTGCCCCTTGGTGCTGGGGATCAGGCAGTAGCCCAGATATTCCTGTAAGGTGGGGACGTCGGCATCGTCCAGCAGCTCGTGCAGGAAGGCCAGCCAGCGTTCCGGGTTGGCGGCTTTCGGGTCATATCTCACAGGTAAGCGGTTCTGGCAGAACAGGAGGCTCTCCTGAAAAGAGCCGTCCGGCAGATGGTACACGCCGTTCTGGAGGTGGATGCAGTCCTGCTCGATGGGGAACGGGTCGGAAAAGGCCAGTAGCTTGATGGTCTCCAGAATGTTGGTGACCTTTTTGGACAGGCCGGAGGTGACATATTCCTCGATGTTCTCCAAGATGCGCTGCTTGATCTCGCTCTCATCCTCTACCGGGCC